AAACAAGCTTTGTTACAACACCGTCCACAAATGCAAGTGCCCTATCCTTAGCTAAAATTTCTGCTCCTATGCTGCTACAACGAAACTAAAGGTCCCGCTCCTGGGTATCGTGTAGCAAGAGAATTGTCATTTATTGAGCGCGGACTAGTACCCGTCGCAGGTCGCTCATGTTCTGCCTCCTGATCTTGGAGAGCGTCTCGCGTCCCAGAAATCTGATTACGGTGGAAGACCTCTTAAACTTGGCAATCAAGGTTTCGACTTGGCAGAGAGGGGTTGCTTTCCAGACTCGCTCAATCACAGGGAGGGAGATGTGGTCTGAGTCAAATAGTGCCTCAGCTACCGCCCTCGCATGATCTCGGAGTTGGGTGCCCTTATACTCACTAACGAAACCACCAATTGCACCTTGTTGGGTCTCCAGCCAATCAACAACTGCCATCATCAGTCGGTTTTCCATAAGCACCGCACAATCTGCCCTCACGCGCAATGGGTCCCGCAAGATTGATAGCGGATCTCTCTTGATGACAGGGATTGTCACGATCTTGATGATCTGGGTACGGAATTGAGGTAACCACTTGCATGCTCGATTTAGCATTGCCAGGCCCTCTGCAGTTAGATTGGTGACTGCAGTTGTCACGAGGCCCTGCAAAGGCTGCATCCCAAAACCTCCATACGACTTCGGTGTCAATAGCATCAGAGCTAATTTGTCAGTATGTAGAGTCTGGAACTCTCGCCTCGCCCACCGGTTGATTGCTTTGAGGCATGCTTCAATGTACATATGATGTGCGGCCAACCAGTCCCCTCCATCTTTGACTATCCCTTGTGCAGTTGAGAAAAGGGCATCAAATTCCTCAGTGATGGTTGTGGCCGCGTTCTCGTAATCAGGGTACATTCGCATCGCTGCCTTCAGCCCCACTGGCATCTGCGTGCAGTGTAGGTAGAACTCTGCTAGCATCTCTCCACCAATTCGGCTGATGCATGTTTTGCTTGGATTTGCATCTTGACCAGCAGCAGCATACACCTCTTGTAAGATTGCAAGGAATCTGCGAACGTTTGCAATGGCGACTTCACCCTGGCCACGTGCTGCAATTTTGACAGCTCCATCATCAATGAAGACAGCCAGCTTTGCTCTACCCATTGTCACCTGTTCATCTCTGGCAAGTCTGCAAGCTGCCCCCAGGAGGTCGGCGTGGAACATTGTCATCATCCTACCACGAAACCCTTCCAGATCTGCGCCAGAGTTCTCGTACTCCATCTTCAACCCACATGTGGTGTGGACGATCGTTGACTTGCATCCAATTACACTCATGTCAGCGATTTTTGGTGTCCCATAGACCGATGCCCAAAATTGGTGGTAATCACGCGTGACGTTGTAGTTGGACTTCGGCGAGAACTTGCTCAGGTCGAACTGAATGATGAAAGTCTCGAAGTCATCTGCTGGCGTGGTCCCTGGGAGTGTCGAGTAGGGGTCCATGATGTCCAGTAAGATTTTCTTCTTCTCGCCGGAAGACTTGCCCATCAAGCACCCTGGGTAGAACCTGGCAATGTTGGACAGGTTACCTTCCAACTCACCGAGTAGGGTACGGATTTTGGGTGGTGCCATGTAGAAGAGTCGTGAATCAGGCTTGTGGGACTCTGGTTTATAGGCCACTCGTGCGTAGTTATCTTCACCATGGAAAGGGAAATCCTCCATGATGCGGTCTGTGTCGAGAGTGTCCTTGTTGCTCAAGTACCACAGCAAGTATGACGTCTCGTTAGCCCGTGCGTTGCCAGCAAGCTCCATTGCCTTCGAAGCAGCCACAGTTTGCTTGTCTTTGATTTGGGTCACCACGTCTTTACCGAGGGCATAATATGGAACAGATGCCGTAGG